AAGTTCTTATGCTGATGCACATTTTGGTTACCTTGAAGATTTATATAATTCGGACCAAAATAATACGTACGAAGAAGGTCAAAGTAGTTTATTCTCAGACCCTCAATGGAGTAGATATTTAACGACTGAAAATGTAAATGGTGTAGATACGAACAGACTTATGACAAAGGAAGAACTTATGACTCCTACGTACGATACTACAATAGACGATAATGGAAATGAAGTAAAAGAATGGACTAGTATATATGATGACGAAGGAAACTTAACTACTAGGGGAATTGACTTCTTTGACCAAATGGAAAACTCTATTGCAAACAAAGGTGGAGAAAATACGTTCGGAAACTATTTGTCAAAAAACAATGAAGACTTGTATGAATGGTCACAATCATACAATCCATACGATTATACTTTTGAAGGAACGAACAAAGGAACATTTAGAACTATGTCAGGTATGGCATCTACTGATGACGAATACTCTTTTGCAGAACGTTTTGGTGGTTTTAGTAACGAACAGATAACTAATTTATATGATAAATTTAACACTGGTTTATCTGAACTTGATAATTTAAGCGCAAAAGATGCAACTACTAAAGTATCCGAATATTCGTCACAAATATTTAGTTTAGCAAAAGACTTAGGAATTGACAACGTACTTTCGGAACAAGGTATTGATGAAAATACATTGACTGATAAATTAACTGAATTAGTTAATATGACTAAAACAGATGGCGATGTAGCACTTGAACAAGCTATGTCAGGTGTATTATCTGCTGGAACTGGTGCAGCTGCAGGAGCAACAGTAGGTTCAGTAGTTCCTGGTGTAGGTACTGTATTAGGTGCCATAATAGGTTTCTTTGCAGGGACTATATCAAACGTAGATGAACAAGCAAGAATTAGAAATAGTGCTAATGAGACTAATGAATTTGCTAAGTCAACTAGTAAAGAGTTGTATGCAGATATGTTAAATAAAATGGTTAATTTAAGTTTACAAACTAAAAGGAATTCTGAAATAATAAAAAGATAATGATTTTTAATATATAATAATAATATCATTGATGATTATATCATTATCATTATTAAATCATACCATTATATATTAAAATCAATAAATCAATATGATTAGATGATAAAAATATATAATGAATATTATCATTATTGCGAAGAGCAATTAAGGAGTATAATATGGCAAATATGCTATCAGTAACTAACAATTACGATAATCCATACGAAAAAACTTATAAGGTTTTAAGTCAAAATCCATTCTTTAATAAAACAGATTGGGACACTTATGCCAAACGAGGCGATTTACCTATGTACGTTAATCAAATGAGTCAGGTGTCAAAACTTGGCGACTTTGATACTTATAACAATGAAAAACATTTAGATATGTTAACCACAGATGAACGTTTTATTGCAATATCAAATGAGTTGTACGGTAATAAAGATAACGCAGATACTGAACGTGAAGAAACTTTTTACAATGATGAAACTGGCAAAGAAGAAACTAAAAAGTTTAATATGTCTGATTATGATTATATTAACTATATGTTGGAAGATAAAGTAAATGCCGCAATAGCAAGGAAAACATTAAAAGATGAAAAAGAACGAAAAGACAGTATGAATTGGTTTCCAAAAACTATGAATACATTAGGTGCTATTGCAGGTGAAGTATTAAGTGGAGTTGCTACTTTTGGAGATGATACTTTAAGTTTAATGGAAGGAATTTATGACGGCTTTAGTAACTTAGTTCAAGGCAAAGATTTTGAAGAAGGTTTTCGTAATGCATTTAACACTGGTGAAAACGGAAGTGCTGATTGGCGAATATTTAACAGTTCTAATTTTAGTAAATCATTGCAAGAGTGGGAACGACAATACACGTATATGAGGGATGTAAATGGTAACTTTACTAACTTTGGAAAAATAGCAGGTCAATCTGCTTATTCAATAGGTTTAATGTTACCATCAATGGGCGTAGTAGGAATAACAGGTAAAGTTGCAGGTAAAGCAAGTTCCGCATTTAGTAAAGCAGGTAAAGCTGCACAAACTATATACTTTGTTGGCTTAGGTTCTGATAATATGGTTCAGTTAGCAAGTGACCCGTCTTTTGCAACTACACCTACTTATCAGTTGATTATGGATGCAGCTATGAAGTCAACTGCTGAATTTCTTATAATGAGGCAAATGAATAAAATGTTTGGTCCTTCATCATTAGATAGCTTAGTGTTTGGTAAATCTTTAAAATCAGTAACTGGAAGTAACCTCCTTGTAAAATCAGCTAAACGATTTGCGTCTGATTTTGCAAAAGAAGGCTTAGAAGAAACTTTACAGCAATTCTCAAACTATTTAGTTGACAGCTATTTTGCTATGTCGGACCAAAACTTCGGTCAAATATCTAATTGGAACTTCCAAACTATGATGGATGCATTTATAATAGGTGGAATTTCTACTGTAGGTATAAATGTCATAGATGTTGTAACTACTAAAAGACTTAATACTGGAACTAAAAAAATAAATAAACTATCAAGTTGGGCATATAAAGGAGAGTTACAATCATTTATCGCATCTGTTGAAACATCAGTTAAAGACAAATCACTTAGTGATGAACAAAGAATGCAATCATTAGGTCAAGCATATGCAACTTATAGAACATTAGCATCAGTATATGGCGAACTTGGTGAACAGAGATTTTCCGCTGCCGCTGAAATGTTAAGTAAAATGTATGGAATAACTGGAAAAAGTCAAACACAAGTAAATTTGCGTCAAAATATTGCAAACAAAGTATTTGACGAATTAAACAAACTTCATATTGATGCTGTTAAAAAAGAAATAAATAAAACAGTTGACAATTTACAAAAAGACGGTGTTACAGATATAACAACTGTAATAAATAAGACGGATAACGTATACGATGATAACAAAATAGACAAGAAAACTGCTAGTAAAATAAATGATATATTAAATGGTTCAAAAAATATATCTGCTGTAGTAGTTACAAACGGTGGTTCAAAACAATACGTCACAAACGGCGTTCTATTTACACCGTTAGAATTTGTAAAGAATGGAAACTCCGACATAATGTTTAAAAACATAGCAGAACAAAAGTTAGTACAATCATTTGTTTCGGAGAAATCTATGCAAACTGTAGTAAGTAAGCTTAAAGAAGTTTATTTAAAAACTACTAATTTGTCAAATGTTGATGATGATGAAGTAGTATACAATTTATTCTTTAATGATACGTTTTACAATATTGCGCTTCATTCAGCAAACAAAGAAATGTTGTCAGTTATAAGTATGCTAGACAATATAGCTACTACCGTTCTGTCCAAAAATTTAGAAAATGATATTTATAAAAAAGTTGTTTCAGATGTTTCTAAAAATATAAAAATACCGTTGTTTAATTATTTAATAAATCAACAATATGCAGATATTCAAAATATAACGGTATTAACAAATAAACAGAAACAAGCAATAATTGAAAAACGTTGGTCAAAAGATTTACGAAACAGAGTAGTTAAAGGTGAGAAATTATCCAATCAGGATATAATTTCATTAGAAGCTAAAATAAATTCTATACCTACAGATAAAAGAGTAAAAACAATATTGTATAATAACATACGTTCTAAAAATACTAGGGCTAGAACTGATGCTATGTCAACAATTGAAAATTACTATTCTGATTTGTTTTTATCAGAGTATAATGACAAAGTATATTTACAGTCAAACTCCGTTCCTAATGCTACGTTTAATCAATTTTTAAAGGAACAAGGTTTAACTATTGACACTATGGAACAATCTAAACCTAGCAAAGAGGATGTAGCTGCAATACAAGAACTATTTGGCGATTATAATGACAATAACAAGATGTTGTATTACAAACAAACTTTTGAACAATTTACTGGAAATATGTATACTTTTACTTATGATAAAGGAAAAGTAGATGTTTCAGAAATAAAACAAACTACAGATAAAACATATACTAAATATAAATCTATTGAAAACAAAATGTATAATGACAAAACACAAGACTTACAAACTAGAACTTTTACTACGTTGTCAATATCTGTTCCGGAGTCATTTTACGGAATATTGTCAAAAGACATAAGTAACGTAGTAAAAGGAAAAATAAATATAAGCAATGTAATATATGATACGTCGTTATTGAGTTTGGATAGTAAAAGAAAAATTCAGGAAGAATATGGTAACATAAATCCGCAATCAATTTACTTTTATTTAAGAAAGTACTTTATAGATAAAACAAAAACTAAAAGTTTATCTATAATGGATGACGGAAGAATTATATTTGTTGACGTTTCTCCTATGAAAGATGTTTTAATTGATGATAAAGTAAATATTGCATCATTGCTTAAATACGGCGAAGTATTACCAGTATCAAGAATTGTTAAACCGATATTTTTGTCTGGCAGAGCAGTTGATGCTAAAGTTAAACTTAGCAAAAATGAAAACTATTACAGTAATGATGAGAATACAATTTATTTAAGTGAGTCAGATGTTAAAAGTAATGCTGACTTTTCAAGATTTGCATTTTTACACGAATTTCAACACGTTATACAAACACAAAATAAATTTAACTTAGGTTTTAATACTAGTCTTATACTAAATAATAATATAAGTATTGCTACTAAAAAGAGATTAGTATCCGATATTAAAAAACATGTTCCTGACATATTTGATAAGAACCTTAACTTTCAACAAGAGTTAAATATTGCAGCTCAGTATGTTTATAATACTAGTAATGAAATGCAGGCAAATGGTATTGAACGTTTGGATGGTATAGATTTATACCCTACTGTAGTAAACGGTAATGCCAATGGTATAACATCTATTGTGCTTCCTTGGGGCAGTAAGTATATATTAGATGAAGTTGCTGCAAATCAATCTAAAATGTCATTAGAAAAATCAGTTATTCCTAGTGAATTTGCAAAAGAAGATGTTAAAACAAAGACTATGAGAAAAATAACTATAACTAGAGCTGGAGATACTAATCTCAAATACTTTGTTAAAAAACAAATAGATGCAGACTTACAAAATTTTGTAATAAACGCAGACGAATACCAACTAGAACCTGAATTATGGGCAATGATTGGTGGAGAGAAATTAGGTACGTTAACTAAACAGAAAGCGTATGATTGGTTTAGAAATGCATCGGATATTAACGCATATACTTTCAACTTGTTTAACAAATCGTTTTGGAACAATAAATATTTAACTACATTTAAGAAATTAAAACAATTTACTGAACAAGAAGCTGCTAAATATTTTGCTATACGTAAAGTATTAAGTTCCGTAAATATGGACGACGCAATAAATCAAGTTATAACTAGCGATAAAATGATACAAATTGCTGAAGTAATAAAAAATTCACCTGATTTAAAATCTATGTATAACAAATACGTTAAGAAATATAATACTTTTAACGGTGAAGACATTATCGTAGACGAGTCAACTATGAGAATATCTGCTATGAACAAATTTGCAGGAACAATATCTTCTGCTGCAAACGTTGCTAATATAGCTAGATTGGCAGAAGGTTTAGGTTGGAAGAAAGCAGGCAAACTTAGAGAAAGTAATACTTCTATAAAAAGTAACGACGAAGTAGTAACGGAAGAACAATATGTTGATGAAACTGAATTTGGTAAAAATCCATACGATTTACTTGTTGACAAAGAAGATGCTGAGGAACTAAACGAACTTACTGAAACAGCTACTACTCAAGAGATGGAACTTGCAGTATTTGGAATATTGAAGCGTAACGCTAAAAATACTAATTTGTCGGAAGAACGTTTAATGAGCTTTGTAGAGTCAATGTCATCTGAACAACTAGAAAGTGCGTATATAAAAACGTTAGTCGCTGAAAGTAAAGGAAATAAATTAAGTGAAAAAACTGTTTCAGATTTTAAGTCATCGTTAATACGACCTAGAGTTAATGTTATTGATAACGTAAAAGCAATAGGTAGACGAATAAGTAATATAGTATCTCGTTCAGAATTTAAAAAGTTCTCGGATGAAGATAAAAAATTGTTTAATAATGATATGACTTTAAAACGAGAATTGTATGTTGAAAAGTCAAAAGACGAGCTTATAGAACTTGAAACTAAACTTAAACAAATACGTCAAAATATATACGATAAATCTTACGAGAGTGTTGCCAATAAAAAAATGCGTGAACAATTGGATAAAGCTAAACGTAAGCTAGAAATAGAACGTTCAAAACGTTTTGATAAATCAATTAGAACTGTAAAAGTATCATTAACTAACGAGACTGAGTTTTCTATGAGTTCTGCTACAAAAATTCCTCCATCATTAAAAGAAATACTTAATACGTCATTTGATGAATTTAGACATAGCGATGTAAAGTACGTTACAAAAGATGGTGATACATCTATGAAAATGAACTTTACTAAATTTCTTGAATTAAATGCAAGTAAATTGTCTAGACTAAATCAACAGGAAGTTGATGATATAATAATATACTTCACTAGTGCTATTCCTGAGTTTACGTCAACTAAAAATGATATAATACGTTTTGAGTCATTTAAAAAATACATACTTGCATATATATTGAATGCTTCAAAATCAATAGGTGTAAAAGGTACATACGTATTAACTGCTGCACAGTACAAAAACATAGAGGATACTTTACAAGCAGAAGTTGAAGGAAACGCAGTAGGTTTAGCAGTATGGCGTTCAGTATTACAATATGTTAACCCTACTAAAAAAATAATACAACAGCTAGCTAGAAGCACAGAAATAGAACTTTCAGAGTTTGATTTAGACAGATTAGCTCAAGCTGTTGATATGGGCAACGCAAAAGATATAAAAGAAATATCAGCTGAAATAGAAAAGAATGCTCTTGCTCAGCATAGAGATATGAACAAGTCATTCTTCGGAAAATTATGGAAATTCCAACGTGTATCAATGTTAAGTTCAGTAGGAACAATGATTCGTAACTGGACATCAAACACGTTTGTAATGATAGGGAATTCAATATCGGATGTTATAGGTAAATTACTTCCTAATAAAAAGTATAAAATTGCAAAATCATTTCAATATAAATTGCAAGGAACTAAAACATTAGATAAATATAAAGCATTTATAGATAAAGAATTTATACAGTCTGGTCTATTTAATATAATACAAGATGGACTTAGTAAATTTGACGTTAGAGGTATTGAAAATAAAAACACTAGCAATATAATAGTTGATAACATTGCTAGAAGTATTATAAATAACACTATAAGTCAACATCAATTCTCATCAAATGAAAATAGTAAATTAGGAAAAGCTGCAGATTGGTACGGTAAAATAGTATTTAAAATGATGTCCGATGATTTGTGGATAAACAAACGTGCTAAAGTTATACTTGGAAAAATGATGACTGAAAGTAACTTTAATACGAGTGAAGGTTTAAATAAAAAATCAATGGAATTATTAGTTGAAGCATATACTCTTGCGTCATATGAATTTATGCATAGACCAAATTTCTTTAACAAAGTAGAAGATGCAATTAAACATAGAGCAGGTGAAGGCGCATTATTTTTGTATAAACAAGTATTACCTTTTGCTGTAGCTAGTTGGAACTGGTTCTTGGAAGGAATTAAATATACGCCTATAGGTTTGGTAAAGTCAATTGTTGATTTTGCTAAACTTGAAAAAGGCATCGAGAAAATAGAAAGGCAACGTCAGATAGGTGACAAAGTTCCTAGCAGCAGGTTTGCTGAATACTTAGTTAGACGTTCATTTGGTAAAGGTGTATTAGGTACAGTAGGTTTCACATTAGGCATAATTCTTGCATCTGCAGGTATTGCTGCAATAGACGAAGATGACGGTAAAATATATTTACAAGTAGCCGACGTTAAAGTTGATATAAGCAAATTGTTTGGAGTACAAGGTATATTTATGGGCATAGCTGTAACGAACACTATGCAATCTACTGGCAATTTTGAAAAGTCATTTAAAGCATTAGCAGACCAATTCCTTATGCAAAGTATACTTGAAGATATGTACAATACGTTTAGTTTTAGTACTAGCCCTGGAGACTGGCTCATTAGACAAACTATAAGCACTCCATCCATGTTAGTACCAAATATAGTTAAAATGGTTACTAGATTAACATACTGGCATGAAGTTGATTATTCATCTGGCATAGTAGGACAATTAGAGCGATTAGCAGCTCAATCAATACCTGGTGTAGCATATGCTTTCCCTAGCAAAATAAATCCGTATACTGGTGAAACGTTAGGTAACACATTTACTGCCGTACTTGATAAATGGGTATCTACATTGTCACCTATAGGAATAGCAACTAAATTGTATTCAGATGTAGAAAAAGAAGCTATGTCATTAGGAATTAACAAAGGTATGTTAACAGGAAAATATAGCGATATAGGACAGTTGTCGGATAGTGATGTTGAGAAAATAAACATTTGGTATGGTAATAAAAATAAACAAGACTTATCAATATTAACATCAAATAAAATTAAATACAATGTCCAAGCAGCTGATGGCAAGTATTATGACCTTAGATACTCTCAGATGACTGACGAGCAAAAGAAAAGAGTTATTGAACGAATTATGTCCAACAACTCTAATTATGCTAAAGTTTATATATGGACCTCCAATGGAGGCAAATATTATACTGATGAAAGTACTATGTCAATACTTAGAAAGTTAGGGATGGCAAACGTGTACAAGTCTAGTGGTTCGTATAATGGTTTTATGAACTAGTCAGTTCTATACCAACTTTGTTCTATTAACATATTATGTAACCACTTTAAATCCTCTTCACTTCCTATTATATTTAAGTAATCGCCTACAATAGGGCATCTCACTCTAATATGTTCATCATCCATGTCTACAAGACGTAAGGAATGTCGTATATTATGACATCTTTCCACAACGTATTGTAGACATTTTTCTTTACAGTTAAAATCATACGGTATAAACGTATCTGTCATTATTAACATTTTTAATCTCCTTTTAATATATTTTAATATATAATATTTTGATTGATATATGATTATATAATATATTGAATTAAATCATTCTATTATATATTAAAATCAATTATAATTGATTTTAATCATCATATTTGAATTTAGATAAATCTGTGTTATTTGCGGCAACTCCTATAGGTAACCAGTCAATATCTAACAACTCACAAGCTGATTGTATATACCACATATAGTCTAAATCTTTTTTAACTTCTTTAAAATCATAACTATCTAATGCCTTGTTTATAAGTCTACAATTGTCTGGTATACTTGGCATTTTATGATATGACTCTTGTCCTTTGTATTTTTTAATTTTGTATATTTGGCCAAGTGAATTATTTTTACTTGCTATAACTCTGTTACATTTATATAACTGAACTTCTGTTCCATCATTCATTCTTTGTACTACTCTGTTAAAAGTAGGACCTTTTTTACAAGTAATAGCAAAGTCTTGTAAGTTAGTATTTTCAACTATACTTTCAACAATATCTTTACGACTAACTAACCAATTTATTGCTGCTCTTTTACATACATATGCAGTCAACGGACTTATTAAGAAGTAACCAGGTTTAGTCCAAGTATCCATTAACCATAAACCTTTTCGTTTTACTTTTCCATTTTCCATAACTAATAAATAGTTGTTAACATCTCTTTGCCATATCTTATCAACTTTGTCAGTTTCCATATTTATTCCTGATATAGTTGACCATTCTTCCATTAACTTTTCTAGTAAAGGTACATCATTACGTCGTAATTCCATAAGTATCCCATCTGTGTTAGACTGTATTACTTTTAATCCAGGTATAGTTTTATATGCTTTATTTGCTAAGGCTGCTAAAAATAATTGACCCATTCTACAGGTAGACGTACACATAAACGGGTCATATAATTCTAAGTATTTATTTCCTGATGCACCGAATGTAGTATTCAATACTAATTTGTTTGCTAACTGAGAGTCCTCTTCATCCTGTGTTTTGTTAGGTTTATGTTTTAGCATTATACGTTCGTCAAATATATCTTTAAATACGTCAGGATTTTTTACACATCTACTTAATAATGCAAATTGTATTAACATAGACGGATAATACGATGCTGCATCTACATTCCTTAAAACCCACTCGTCGTTTGAAGCAACATAGCAATCGTTTGATATAACACTATGAAGTCCTCCATTACCAAACGATACTTTGTTATCAAACATAGTGACGTTAAATGATGATGTTGAAGTTCTAACTCGTTCAACTATGTCATTAGGTAAATTGTCGTAAATATAATTTTTTACTTTAGGTACAATATTTATGTTATCTTCTCCAGTTTCTTTAAACGAACATTTTTTAGCTCCTAAAGCTTTTCCTACCAATTTTGCATTTGTGCACATATAACATTCATTTTCAGGTATTCCAAATTTTTTACCTATAATAAGTTTATTTGATACATATCCTTTAGTTACTACTGAATGAAAATAAGCTGTTGCATAAACATCGTGTTTACAATAATATATTAGTTCAGCTTTATCATGCTCAGTCAAATCTTCCTTTTCAAATGATACATCGCTTTCACGAATGTCAAGTCCAAGTATAGCCTCTTTCTCTTTTAACGAACCATCATTATCGTCCATTAAGTCTTGGTATACTGAACCATTAAATCGTTTCTTAGCAAATGGATACATCATAGTATGTTCCTTACTTAAAAACATATTGCCTGGATTTATTATTAAGTCACTTACTATTTTAACTAAATTTGCAGAAAAACCTTGATATATTGCATTAGCAATAATTAAGTCGTATCGCTTTATATTATAACCTACTAATACTATGTTATCTTCCGTAAGCAAACTAATTAGTTTACCTCTAGCGTCATAATCATCGCTAGTTACATACACCATATTTTCTTTCATTTTTTCAGTAACTATACCGTCGTCAGGATAGTCACCAAACACACATAACCACCAATTAGGTAGTACCTCAAAGTCAAAAAATCTTAATTTCATAACGTCTCCTTTAAAACGGTTTATACTCAGGGTCAAATTTGCCGTGCTTTACAAATTTCTGATATGTTTTTCTATCCTCTTGTTTTTCAAATTCTATATCCAAATCATAAATAGCACAAATCTCTTCCTTAAAAGTAAAAGCAGTCATTTGTTTAGTATACTTATTTTCATCGCACCATTGTATAAATATGTTATACAAAGTCATACATTTTTTGTCGTGTAAATCAGCTATACGTAAATCATTTTCATATATCCATTCGTTAAGTGAACTTTGTCTTCGTTTAAACAAATCAAGTAATTCAGTTTCACTTTGTGATATTTTAAATCTGCCTTCCTCAATAGCTATTTTTATCCCTTCAACTGCTTTAAATAAGAAGTATTCCATATCTTTGTCAGTAACTCTATTCATAAACAAAGGGTCAGGTTTTAATACTTTGTTATTTAGTTCAATTAAAACCATTCGTCTATATAGTCCAGATGTTTTATCCATTATTTTAGGTAATCTGTTACAAGAAAACATACAAGTTACATAAGGAACAAATGATATTACTGCTTGATATATTTGTCGTACTGATATTATGTTACCGGATATTATTGACTTAAACCTACCCGTGTTTTCCAATGCTTTTCCATCTACTACATCGTCATCTATATTTAACAATTTTGATAATGTACTAGCTATATAGTAGTCTTTATCAAAATCTGACAAACTTACGTGTGATGTGTTTGTATCTCCTCCTACCATTTTGTGAATTAAATTCATAAACGTTGACTTACCAGTGCCACCTTCGCCTTTAAATATGAAGAACTTTTCAAACATATTCTTTTTAAGTAATGAGTAACCTGCTATTTGATACAAGAACTGCATCTTTATATTGTCACCGTTAGTTATTTCTTTCATAAACTCGTCAATCCTAGGTGAATATTCTACATTTTTGCTATACTCATAAGGAATAAATATAGTATTTATATCTGCTTTAGTAGGCAATGTTATATCTCCATTTACTAAATTTAATATACCACCTTTAGTTGCTATTTTATGCCAATCTTTGTCAAAATCTTCCAAATCAACTTGAGTTTTTAAACGTAAAAATTTAAGTATTTCTTGTCTGCATGTTGAGTTTAAATTTTTAGATATTTCAAAATGTATTAAACGTTCTATGTCCATTGTTTTTGCAGGTTTATAATATGAACCATTAAACTTATAAAAATTATCACCAAAACTTATAATGTCATATTGACTAACTATATCGTCTGCAATTTTATTAAGCAAGTTTTCTGTGTCTAACTGAGCTTGTTTTTTAACTTTATCTCTTTGCTTTAAAACAGTTTTAAATAACTCGTTATTAGGCATAGCCGTTTCAAATAAGTTTTCATTTATTATTCGTATACATTTTTCTATCTCTTCTGCCGACAATTTGTGGCTTCTTTCAAGTTGTGAACGCCATTTAAACAATGAGTTATTTCGTCCATCACCGTCAGTCATACCTATAAACGTAGGTGTGTTATCGTGCAATAATGGTTTTAAGAAGTATGGTACTTCCTCAACATAATCATTCCAATCACCCCAACTTCTATGCGGGTCATTGCATGGTAATACTACATAACCTGTTCCATTAGCTCTACTATCAACAGTTAAGTTTAATCCACATTTATTTACTGCATTGCTAGGAATTTGTTGAGTACTATCTTGAAACAGTATATGCATTCCGTGAAAAGTATAATTATATGAATACTTAACTTCAAATTTATTTAAGAGACGTACTATATATTGTTGTGAACGTTTATCGTCTTTGTTATCAATATCTATTATACACATTCCTTTAGGAACAATCCATCCTACTCTGTAACCTTCTGATACTGCGGATTGAGCTTCATCATACGACAGCGGATTAGTTTTCCATCTGTTTATTGAAACTTTTGAGTCAAACTTGCTATCGTATTCTCTGTCCTTCCATTGAGACTCGTCATACTTAGCTATTTTAACATATCCGGAGTTAGGATAAATTCTGTTAAGTCTTGCTAAATTATCATCCATTAAAAATACTCCTTTTTAAATTCATAAATAAATCCGACATCCTCTTTTTATTTTTAACTTTATTCCAAATATCTTCTTCAATAGTATCTTTAAACAATAGAACTTTTATATCAACGTCCATATCTTGACCAGTTCTCCATATTCTGTGAACCATTTGAATATACTTTATGTATGAATAATCAATAGTATAAAAAATCATTTTATTACACATTTGTAAGTTAAATGACTCACATTGAGAACATTGTAATAGTAATATATTGTTAGTTCCTAATTTAAAGTCATCTATGCTTTCTGTACAATTTTTAAAATACGTCTGTATATATTCCATATCTTCAACATGTCTATATACTATTACTGTAGGTTCGTTCGTTAAGTTTTTAAGTAACCAATCTATTTTAATGTTATGTTCAAATCTATACACGTTTCGTTTTAAAGTTTTTTCATCAGTATAATATAAAAATCCATTTACTGCTTGATGAGCTTTTTGAATTGCTGCTAGTTTAATTACAGTACTTTCATAGTCTTCTATGGATATTATTCCTTGCAATGCATCGTTATATTCCTTGCTAGGTTCGTATGGTAATATTACTTCTGGATTTTCTGTTAACAATGGCATATTATCGTCATCATCATAATCTACACGTTGACTATACATAGATATGTTTCTTTCCCATCCAGCTCTATATTTTTTAGTTATCCCTATAACTTTAAGAATTTGATTGCCACCGTAATAAGACTTTTCGGTATCACAAGTAGTATCTATAAATGTTGTGTATGGTATATTACCCCATTCTGAAACGTTTAAATTATGAAACTGACAATAAATATCTACATCCGAATTCCCTATAGGTGTACCGGTTAAACCCCACGCATATTCACATTTTTTAGTAAGCATATGAACCAATTTACTTATTTTGCTATTATGAGATTTTATTTTGTGACATTCATCTACAAGTATAACGTCCCACTTAATTTTCATAAGTTTACTTTTGTAAGGTTCCAATATAGCAGAGTTTATAGTCATTAAAACAGTATCTTTAGGCAATATATTTTGTGGCACTATTTCTGAATTCCACATATTGTTAATTGCATTAGCAGTGGACAATATTAAAACCTTTCCATTCATTGCTACGTTTCTCATTGCAGTTATCGCAGGATAAGTTTTTCCTTTTCCTGGCTTATAAAACAAGCAAGCGTGCTTTTCCGTCATTAACAATATTTCTCCGTCTTCTTGATACGGCCTTTTATTTAATAAATACTCCTCATACGTCATTTTACATCTCCTGTTAAACGAGCAATTAAAGCATCCACTACATCCGAATTATCAACAGCTATCCAAATACCACCTGCTGAACGTATTTTATTTCCAACTATACTTTGTGCTCTTGATACGTTTGATAGTTGTCCATCTCGTTTAATTTCTATCCCTACAAATAAACCTACTATAGCATCTTCTCCGTATAATTCTAATAACCGTTTAACTGTTACTGGTATACAACTAGTTACGTCCGGTCGTCCAGGTTCAGTAAACATACCTTGTGCATTTTTATATACATAACCACCTTGTATTCGTATATTTTGCATAGTTCTACTTTGAATTTTGCATTCACGTTCTGTCAATGACATATACATACTCCTTTAATTTATTAGTGGAATTCATCGGACATTGACCGACTCACTTCCATACAAATCGCTGATGTTACTCAGCGATGTGTGTTATATTATTACGCAGGTTCGTATGATATTATTTTGTAACTTTGTTTAGTTTCTTTGTCATCAATGTATGTTCCGTCATCTGCAAGTACTTTTATATCTTTCTCGTATTCTTGACATTCAACGGTACCTTTAAACTTTTTACCTATTAAACTCTGGCCGATAGTTTCGTAATCACATTCAAACTTATAAATTTGTTCCTTAGTAGTTAAGTTCAAACATGCCTTAATCAAATTATTGTATGACCATCTTGCTTTAGGATTTAAACTGTGATACATAGTAGTTTTTCCAGCTTCTGATTTTGCATCAAAAACTGCCATAACGTTTCCAGAAGCACTAGCTTTTATTTCACAAGCTGTTATTTCAAATACGAAGGTTCCTTCTTTATTTAAGAATTCCTGTCCCTCATAATCACTAAATTTCTCTATCATATATTACTCCTTTAACTCATTTGAGTCTGCTTTATTTTCGCCTTCTGACAAATCAATAACGTTGGCTTTAGTTAATTTTCCGGCTTTAATTAACTCTTGCCATTTATCATAAGTAAAGTTTTCAACAAAATCACCTACTTCAAGTGACATATCTCTTGTACCTGTATCCATTAAAGGATGTGGACCTATATAAGTTAAAAATTTAACTTGTTTACTTCCGTCAGGCTCCAGTACACTTTTTCTACAACAGTAAAATATGTTTGATGCATCCTTCATATACTTTACTCCAGTTTTAATAGTTAAATCTGGAACAATACGTATCTCTTTTGCTAAACCACTAGTTTCATACGTTTCTAGTTCATTAGTGTGTGTTAACCATACAATAGTAACTTTTTGTTCTTCGCTAAAACGTTTCATATTGTCTTTAATACTAAGCATCATTTTTGAAACGTCGCCCCATTCCTGTTGACTTATTGATTTTCCATTTTTCTGAAACTCCATGTATGATTTGTAATCATCTTGCATAGCACCAATAGTATCTATTACTATTGTTTTAAACTTGTCTGCATCCGGTTTACGTAAATCAGCTAATAATGATGCTAGTTTTTCAATAGAAGTTTTAGCTATTTTTCCATTTACAGGAAAATCATTTCGTAGGTTTTTAACTTTTATTTCATCATTTCCGTACTTAGATAATACTCTTCCTCCGCCATCGTTTCCTATTGATACGTACAACATAGGTTTAGGATAAGTACCTGCAATAGTTGTTTTTGCAGATTTTGGTTTGCCCATATACAAGTCTATGCAGTGCGTAACAAAATCGTCATATTCCATTTATTCCTCCTTTAAAATTTTAGATATAATTTACATAAGTTATGTCATAATTATACCTCCGTCTTTTTTAATAAATCTAATTAAGCTTTCATAAGTATTTTCTTGCCAATTATATTGTACTACGCTTATGTTTGAAAATTTAACATATATAGCAAGCATAATTAAGTACATATACGACAATGATGTAGACGTATCTTCGTCAGTTATATTATCTTCGCCTCTAGTCATAGCATCTTTAAACTCAGTTTCTGTGCGACAAAATATGTTAATTGTATGTTTATTTGATAATACTTTTTCAACAGTACTTAATTTCATATTCGTATCTCCACCTAACTTAACTCTGTAAACTAACTCGGTAAGAACGGCTCTGTCACATATTAAGTTACTATTTTCTGAACGTTTAAGTAAGTTTTCCCATTGTTCGTTGTAATCTTTTGAAGTTCTGTCAACTACAACTTGTTCCAATTTTAAGTCGTCAATTAAACGTTTACATAATGTAGTTTTACCTGAACCATCAACACCTTCAACTAATATTAACATACATCAGTTCCTCCGAATTTTGATGTAGAACGTTTTCCTTGTTTCTTAACATAGTCTACGTTTTGAGGTATCATCTTTATCATAACGTATTGACAAAATGACTCTCCAGCTTTATACTCAATTATTTGATTGCTTACATTATGAACTATTGCACTACAATTACCTGTGTAGTTAGGGTCAATAGGACATACTGCTACGGATAATCCTTTAACTGCTGCAGACGTTCTTGCACATAAGAATGCCATTTCACCAATACTAGGTGTTATGGTCACATCTAATTCAAAAACTGTAGTTGACTGCGGTAAGAATGTAACATCTTTGTCCAATACAATATCAACTCCTGCATCATCAGCATAACCTTTAACAAATGTTTCACGTTTTCCAAAAAGTTCGTGTTCATTAGGAAGAATATTATGTTTTAACAAGAATTCAGTCAAAGCATCGTTATACTTTTTTAAGCAATCTACGTATACCTTTTTTCCATAATCATTGGATGGATAACGTAACTCACGTTCCAAAAATTTATAACAAGCTTTTAAATCTGAAAGATATAACAAACTTTTAGCAGTATCCGTTAATTCAGTTTTAAATCTCATTGCCATAAATTCGCCTTCTTCATTATCCGTGTATTCTTTTACTCCAGGTATAATTGACTTAGTAGTTGATAATATGTCACCTCTTAACATTTCAACACTATCGTGATACATAGCAAGTTTCATTGCTTGAAATTCATCATTGTCGCTTATGTTTATTAAATAGTTTTTTCGTAACATTTCAGCTATATCTATAACACAAGCAACTACTAAATGAGTATGTTCAGCTAAATTTTCCTTTTCTCTTAAATCACAGCCATTCCATCTAACTAAATTTCTCATAGACATAGCATTAGAAACTACATTAAATGTATCACAAAATTCTTTAAAATCAGTTGTTTCCATAATAGTCCATCTCCTTTATAGCATTCTTAGCTACACGTTTCATAGTACCATCATAAGTAGTAGGCAATATTTTGCTAGTTTTCTCTGCTTTAACCCATTTAGTAACTTCTTTTAATTCCGTATCAGTTAATAAATATGGTTGTGAAACTGCAATTCGTTCTAATTCCATTTTCCAAGCTGACTTTCGCCAATCATTTGTAGCAGGTTCATCAAAAATGTAAA